CTCCTTAGCGAGAAAAATACAAAATGACATGAACCAACACAAACAAAACTGTGAACACAATTAGAGCAACTGCAAAGATGTCGCTATCCATGAACTTCATAAAACCCCCTTGTAAAAATCTAACAATGTTAGAAACGATAAAAATGACTGAAACAACTAAAATTCCCACTATACCTATATTATAACACAATATAAGACTTTAATCAAGTTTATCGGTTTGCATGAGGGTAACACAAAATAGGAATGTATTGTAAGGAAAGTGGGGGGTAATATAAGAAAATGGGGAGGTTTTCTTACAATATTTCTTATAATATGAAAGTGAATAGATATAAGGCTTGGCGGTCTAAAAAGATAATAATATAAGAAAATAAGAAAATTAGAAAAAAAGTATAGCCCCCCCGAGAATCTGCTTTTGCTAATTTAAGAAAGATTAGCGTCAAGGGTTCTTTAGACGACCTGCTCACTCAATTTTCTCAGTTTTCTTATAATACCCCCTAAAACGCTTGCAAGTCCTTGATTCTAAACACTTTTCTATTGTAAGATTTTGGTTTTGGTTTTCTTATAATACACGCAAGTCCTTGATTTCAAAGGCTTCTATTATAAGATTTTTTTGCTCTCGCTTTCTAACATTGTTAGTTTGGGTTTTGGGGCTCTCGTTTCACCCTTCTTCCTTAGGAACTATCAAAGAACTATCAAGATTAAAAACTATCATAAGAACTGTCATTTTGAAAAAATGACGGAAACAAAAAAGCCCCCGATTTGGGGGCGATTTTGCAAGGGGGGAAAATCCCCCCTGTTTTACTTCATTCCCTTGGCAGTCAGATCACCACCTAGGGAAGTAAAGCAGAATCTAAAGTCTTCGATCAGATCAATAGACTTGCATTCGATCCCGCCATTCTTAGCCTCAACAATGCGGTTAATAATGGTTCGTAAATCTGACAGGTTTTTATCGTCCACCGATCCGCTACCCTTAACCTTGTTGCCATTGGTTACATATCCACTTGCTTCTTTTACTCTCTGCCAGTAAACATATTTATTACCACCTAAGCCACTCTCCTCCAAAGCAGAGGTAAACTTCTCATACTCTGCTTTTACCCCTGATTTCTGTTTACCAGTCAGATTAAACCATTTGACTAACTCACCATTGGCTAGGGTTACATCAAAAGCATTGTCCATTGCAACAGAATAATCCTTAATCAATTCCCCTGTTTTAACTCCATTCTTAACGATTGCGTTTCTAGTTTGATCCAATGCGGTCTGAAGTGTTACAAAGTTACTACCGATTACAGTTTGGTTTTCCATGATTAAATCCTTTTCTAACAATGTTAGGAATCTGCCTAACTCAGGTGCAAGTCTTATCTGTCTTGCATGGGTATATTATAACACAAAATAGGGGTCAAATCAAATTTTAGGGAAACAATAAATGCCCTACCCGTAACAATGTTAGATAGGTAAAAAGCAAGCATACCCACCACCCCATTTTTATAAAAAGGATTGTTAGTCTCTATATACTTACTAATCTACTCAAGAGATACAGCGATTTAAACTAGGACTACTAGTAGACCCCCCTCCCCCTACTTAAATATCCACAACTCTCCCACAATCTCCCACATAGAAACCCACCCCCTATCTTTTTTATTTGCATACCCCCCGGGGGGTATATTTTTCAAATATAATTTTCTTGCTCTTCACGTGAGCACGGGGGAAAGCGGATTTGGCTTCACATATCTAGGCCCGTTAGTACCCCACTTTGATATACTGCCCTTAGTTCGGCACGTGAATAGGAGTAGGACGGTACAAGTTGAACGTGTACACAGCACCTAAGACGAGGTGTTTTTCCAATTTGTAGGGTTTTGACGTCATACTCCGCTTTTGTTATTTAAATTTTCTGTGCTATATTGCGGGAAACTGGAGCGCATTTATTTGTATTACGCCCTGCAATGACAATTAATATTGAGCCTACCAAGGACATTTCTCCTCCGTACGACACGGCGGATGTAGAGACGTCGTCTTTTGCCGAAGAGCTTGCAGTCGTTGCCAACACCCAAGATCTCTTAGAACAGCTTGGTCCTCCCCCTGAGATCACCCAAGAAGACGCAGTAAAAACGGCAAGTCTTCTAGATAAAGCCGTTAAGACTCAGGACAAAACAGCCTTAGCCAGCCCACCTGTTGCATTTGCTGCACGGGAGTTTTTGCGTGTATATAGCGGACGTATAGCTGCCGAGATGAGTGACGTTCGTGCGGCGCTTACCAATAAGCTACTAGAGCTAGCCAACTGTGGGGACCCTCGGTTTGAACTCAAAGCATTAGAGCTCCTAGGCAAGCACTCGGATATAGCCTTATTCACAGAGCGTTCCGAAGTAACCGTGACCTACAAGAATTCATCCGATCTAGAGACAGCTATTAAGGAGCGGGTTAAGCGCCTACTGAATGCTAAAGATATAACTCCCGAGAACGCAGTTACCACGGATACTTTAGACGACATCTTGGGTGTGGTAGATATGGGTACTCCAGTAGAGGTAAACGCAGAAGAGACAGTAGACGAGCTTGCGGGCAAAAAGTGAGGGTTAATTAAAAATAAATATGAGTAGCATCCTCGATACCATATCTCTGAAAGATATACCCAAGATTCTTCCTATGTTGTCTGAAGCGGAGCAACTAAGGCTTGCAGAGGACTTGGAGTTATTAGAAAAGCTTCAAAACAAAGAGTTGGCCCAGATTCGGTTCATGGCGTTCGTGAAGAAGGTCTGGCCTGTGTTCATAGAAGGTAAACACCATAAAGACATGGCAGCCGCATTTGAGGAGGTAGCAAATGGAACGTGTAAAAGACTTATTATTAATATGCCCCCTAGGCATACAAAATCTGAATTTGCTAGTTACCTCCTTCCTGCTTGGTTTCTTGGTAAATTTCCAGAGAAGAAAGTTATTCAAACCTCCCATACCGCTGAGCTTGCTGTGGGCTTCGGACGAAAAGTCCGTAATTTGGTCGACTCAGACATATACAAGTCAATATTTCCGGGGGTTGGACTCCAAGCAGATAGCAAAGCCGCAGGTCGTTGGGCGACTAATAAGGGCGGAGATTACTTTGCAATCGGTGTTGGCGGAGCGGTCACTGGTAAAGGCGCAGATATACTCATTATTGACGACCCGCATTCAGAACAAGAAGCCACAATAGCGGAAACAAACCCCGAAATCTACGATAAAACGTACGAGTGGTACACATCGGGTCCACGGCAGCGTCTCCAACCAGGCGGAAGCATAATTATTGTGATGACACGGTGGTCTAAAAAGGACTTAACGGGTCAAGTTATCAAAGCTGACGCCCAAAGAGAGGGTGAAGGGTGGAAACTTATTGAGTTTCCAGCAATTTTTGATGACGGACAACCACTTTGGCCCGAATTTTGGAGTCAAGATGAGCTTTTAGCCCTTAAAAACGAGCTTCCAGCAGGAAAATGGCAGGCTCAGTACATGCAAGCACCGACTTCAGACGTTTCGGCAATCGTTAAACGAGAGTGGTGGAAGATTTGGGAGGAAGATAGTCCTCCGCAATGTGAATTTGTTATCCAGTCATGGGATACGGCGTTTTTAAAGTCGGAAAGGGCAGACTATTCAGCCTGCACCACATGGGGTGTGTTCTATCGGGACAATGCAGTGGGCATTCCAAGCGCTAATATCATCCTCTTAAATGCATTTAAGCGGCGAATGGAGTTCCCAGAACTAAAGCAAAAGGCTTATGAAGAATATAAAGAGTGGGAGCCAGACGCTATGATTGTCGAAGCTAAGGCGGCAGGGTCTCCCTTAATATTTGAGCTTAGGGCGATGGGTATTCCCGTTCAAGAGTTCACCCCAAGCAAGGGCAACGACAAGATTGCCCGTCTAAATGCGGTAGCAGATATATTTGCGTCTGGAAGAGTTTGGGTTCCTCAGACTCAGTGGGCAGAAGAACTTATAGAAGAAGTGGCAAGTTTTCCCAGCGGCGAGCACGATGACTTAGTGGACAGTATGTCTCAAGCCCTGTTAAGATTCAGACGTGGAGGCTTTGTGCAATTAGACTCCGACTATGAAGACGAGCCAATGGCATTTAGATCACGCAGGCAAAAAGGATACTACAACGTATAAGGCGAATTATGGCTATTGAAAAAGGTTTATATCAAGCACCGACGGGCATGGATCAATTAGCTATGGAAGAAGAGCCTATCGAGATTATGATTGAAGACCCTGAGTCAGTTGAGATTGGCATTGATGGACTAGCAATTCGAATAGAGCTAGACGATGACGAAGAAGATGGTTTCTCTGAAAACCTTGCGGAGAAGATGAGCGAGAGGGATCTTCAGTCTTTAGCTGGCGATTTAATTAGCGACTTTGATGATGACGTTAGCTCACGTAGAGACTGGATGCAAACTTATGTTGACGGTCTTGAGTTACTGGGAATGAAGATCGAGGAAAGGACTGAACCTTGGGAAGGCGCCTGTGGTGTGTATCACCCACTCTTGTCTGAGGCACTCGTTAAGTTTCAGTCTGAGACCATGATGGAAACGTTTCCTGCGCAAGGTCCAGTAAAGATTGAAATTATTGGCAAAGAGACGACAGAGAAAAAAGATGCGGCAGAACGTGTCAAAGAAGACATGAACTACCAGTTAACTGATGTAATGAAGGAATATCGTCCCGAGCACGAGCGTATGCTTTGGGGCTTGGGTCTGTCAGGTAATGCGTTTAAGAAGGTCTACTACGATCCAAACTTAGAACGTCAAGCTTCGATATTTGTACCTGCAGAGGACATCGTTGTTCCTTACGGCTCTAGCAATATTGAAACTTCGGAGCGTGTTACCCACGTGATGCGTAAGACCAAGAACGAGCTAGTTAGGTTGCAAGTAGCGGGTTTTTATCTAGATGTTGATCTTGGTGATCCAGTTAACTCACTAGACGAAGTTGAGAAAAAAATTGCTGAAAAGATGGGCTTTAGGGCTACATCTGATGACCGCTTCAAACTACTTGAGATGCACGTCAGTTTAGATCTTCCTGGTTACGAGCATAAAGACGAGAAGGGCAAGCCAACAGGTATAGCTCTTCCGTATGTCGTAACCGTTGAGAAGGGCACAAGCAACATTCTTGCTATTCGACGCAACTGGGAGCCAGATGATAAGACACATGCAAAACGTAACCACTTCGTTCACTACGGTTATATACCGGGCTTTGGCTTTTATTGCTTTGGCCTTATCCACCTTATTGGCGCTTTTGCTAAGTCTGGTACTTCTATTCTTCGTCAGCTTGTTGATGCTGGTACCCTTTCTAATCTTCCGGGCGGCTTCAAAACCCGTGGTCTTAGGATCAAGGGCGACGACACGCCAATCTCCCCGGGCGAATTTCGTGACGTAGATGTGCCTAGTGGAACCATGCGGGATAACATCCTGCCTCTTCCATATAAAGAACCTAGCCAGACTTTGTATCAGTTGATGAATCAAATCATTGACGAAGGTCGTCGCTTTGCAGCGGCAGCGGATATGAAAGTGTCCGATATGTCTGCTAATTCGCCAGTAGGAACTACGCTTGCGATATTAGAAAGAACTTTAAAAGTGATGAGCGCAGTACAGGCTCGTATTCACTATGCGATGAAACAAGAGTTCCGCCTATTAAAGAAAATTATTGCGGATTACACTCCTGAAGAATATACTTATGAGCCTATTGAAGGTAGTCGTAGAGCTAAGAAGTCAGACTATGACCAAGTAAACGTCATACCAGTAAGTGATCCTAATGCGGCTACCATGTCGCAAAAGGTAGTGCAGTATCAAGCGGCTTTGCAATTGGCCCAGACTGCGCCGCAGTTATATGACCTACCGCTACTACATCGTCAGATGCTGGATGTTCTTGGGATTAAGAATTACCAGAAATTGGTACCAACTCAAGACGACAGAAAACCAGCAGATCCAATTACTGAGAATCAAAACATTCTGATGATGAAACCTGTCAAGGCTTTCTTGTATCAAGACCATCAGGCTCATATTGCAGTGCACATGTCAGCCATGCAAGATCCTAAGATTATGAGTCTTGTTCAACAAAACCCAATGGCGCAGGCAATCGGTGCGGCTATGTCTGCCCATATTGCTGAGCATATTGGTTATGAGTATCGCAAGCAGATGGAAATGCGCATGGGTATGGAGCTTCCACCTGATAACAAACAATACGAAGATGAAGGCATTCCAGAGCATTTGGAAGTCAGAATCTCGCAACTTGCTGCTCAAGCAGCACAACAGCTCTTGCAACAGAATCAGCAAGAAGCACAAGCGCAACAAAACGCTCAGGCGCAACAAGACCCACTGGTCCAAATGCAACAGATGGAACTCCAACTGAAGCAAGCAGACCTGCAACTTAAGCAGCAAAAACTTCAAGTAGATGCAGCAGCTAAAGCTGACCAGATTCGTGTAGAAGAAAGTCGAATCGAAGCTCAGAAAGAAATTGCTGGCATGCAAGTTGGAGCAAAGATAGCCAGTGACAAAGCCGACCTTGAAGCTAAGATGGAATTAGAAGGCTTAAAAATTGGCACAGACATCGCCCATAAAAAGGCGCAACTAAACGTACCGAAAGGGACGCAAAAGAAAGGTGAGTAATGGACAAAACGCTTGAGGTACTGCTTAAGCAGTACAGAGATAAGCGCAACCAAATAGCTGACGCTGTTTCCAGTGGCGCAGCTAAAGATTACGCGGAATACCGCGCACTTTGTGGTGAAATACGGGGCCTTTTCACTGCTGAGTCATATTTACTAGACCTCGCAAAAAATCTGGAGAACGCTGATGACTAACGTCATTGATTTAGATAGAGCAGTAGATTTAAGTGCGGTTTTGCACAAAGAAGCAGAAGAAAGAGCCAAACAACTTCCTGTTCCGCAAGGGTACAGGATACTTTGCGCAATTCCAGAAGCTGAAGAAGCCTTTGACAGCGGCATTATTAAGTCGGATGAAACCCGTAGGCATGATGAGCTACTGACTACTGTGCTATTTGTAGTCGATCTAGGTCCGGATTGCTATCAAGATAAAACCAGGTTCCCTAATGGTCCTTGGTGTAAAAAAGGTGACTTTGTTCTGGTACGCCCTAATGCTGGCACACGTCTAGTTATTCACGACCGTGAGTTCCGCATTATTAACGATGACTCTGTGGAGGCTGTAGTTCAAGACCCACGTGGCATCAAACGCAAATTTGTTTAGGAGATAAATCATGGCTGAATTTGAAAAAGAAGAATTTAAATTTCCTGATGAAATAGAAGAAACTAAGGGTAAACCCGTAGAAACTGAAGAATTTTCCGTAGAAATTGAAGACGATACCCCAGCGGAAGATCGTCAAGCTAAGCCTTTACCTGATGGCGTAAAGGAAGAACTTGAAAAAGACAACCTTATGGAGTACTCCAACAAGGTCAAAATGCGCCTTGAGCAGATGAAAAAGGCTTGGCATGATGAGCGACGGGTTAAAGAAGCAGCTGAAAGAGAGAAAGACGAAGCAGTTCGCTTTGCCCAAAAGGTTGCTCAAGAGAACCAAAAACTCAAAAACACCCTTGTTGAAGGCGAAAAACAGTACGTTTCTACTGTGCAACATGCAGCCAATACTGAGGTTGAAATGGCTAAACGGATCTATCGTGAAGCCTATGACTCAGGAGATTCAGACCGAATTGTTGAAGCTCAGCAGAAGTTAACTGAGGCCAGTTTAAGGCATGAGACAGCTAAAAACTTTAGACCCTCTTTACAAAGAGAAGAGAATGAGGTACAAATACCCCAACAAACGGTTCAAAATCAAGCAAGTCCTAAAATTGATCCATTAACTTCCAAGTGGCTTGAAAATAACACTTGGTACGGACCTGATGAAGAAATGACTGCTTTGGCTTTGGGTACGCATTCAAAGCTTGAAAAAGAATTCGGTAAGGGTTATATTGGTACCGAAGAGTATTTTAAACGTATAGATGAAACTATGCGCAAACGGTTTCCCGAAAATTTTTCGGATGAACTAGAAGTAGAAACGCAGGTTGGGGGCGACAAGCCCAGTCAGCGCACTGAAGTTAAATCGGCACCAGTAGTTGCACCAGCAACGCGCAGCACGGCGTCAAAAAGAATTGTGCTAAAAGCGAGCCAAGTGGCGTTAGCCAAAAAACTTGGTTTGACCCCTGAGCAATATGCTCGTGAAATGCAAAAACTGGAGGCTTAATATGACTACAAACAAACTTGCTCGCGAACTAGATACTCGTGCAACAAGCGAACGTCCTAAGCAGTGGGCGCCAGCAGAATTGCTCCCTGAGCCTGATAAACAGGCTGGGTATGCGTATAGATGGATTCGTACTTCAACGCTGAATCAGGCGGACCCCCGTAATCTCTCTGG